TGAACGCATTGCGAAAATAAGTCCTGTTGGTCCGTTCATTGGTTGAACACCAGCAAGGTCATAAGCGACCAAGTTAGGCATTGAACGACGGATTAAGCTAATCAGAACGGGGTCGAAACCTGCGGTTGGACCTGTTGCTGTAGCACTTGCACTGAAACCAGCATTAGAGCCAGATGCAGTACTGTTTGTTGGTGTCTCAGAAAGGAATTCTCTTTCTTCCTTAATAGACTGTTCTTGGTTCTCTAGAAGAACTGCGGTGACCATTCTACGATGACTGTCCTTAATAGGATCAAGACCTTCGTAGTCTAGTAATGGTGCCCACTTTTCCTGCAGAGACTCCTGATTAATAGGGGCTTGCATTTTACCTTTTTTAAAAGATTTGGGTTTGAAATTTATGATTTAAAAATCATTTCTTGGAAACTTTACTCAAAGTCTGAAGATATCTGTCCATAGAAGCACTAGGTGCGTTCTGATAGGCGGTAGATTCTTTTTCTTCAGATAAGTTCTCTGATTCGTCTCTCTGGATGCCAGCATTCTCAGGGAAATATGACTTCCGAAGAGTAACTAGTTTCTCACGATAGGATTCTTCACTTTCAAACTCAACGTTTTCTGCAAGAGATGCGAACTTGTCCTTTTGACTAAGGGCAAGACCTTCAGCTACATCAGCAAATATTACATCTGCAGATGATTCAGCTAATCTCTTATTGAGCGAAACATTTTTCTCTATTTGCTCATTGAGTTTTGCTTCCATTTCATCAAGTTTATCTACCATGCTCTCGATAACATTGTATTTTTCTTCAGGGATAGTTACATAATGTTCTTCAAAAAGACTCTTCATTCCTTCTAGGAATGATTCTGTCATTTCGGTCTTAAGACCATGCTCAACTGCGAGTTGATTTTCAGCAACCCACTCGTCGGCAACATATTCTAAGTATGAATCAACACGCTCTGTTAATTCATTTTTGATTGAAGCAACTTGCTCAACCAAATTCTCTTCATGCTCAGCCTTAACTTGCTCTTTCATTTCAGCAACTTTAGACTTGATAGCAGTTTCAAAAATAGTACGTGCTTTATCTTGATTTTCTTCAGATAATTCAAGACCAGCAACAAGAGCATTGAGGTCTTCTTCGACATCAATCTTCTCTTCTACTACTTCTGCTTCAGTAGTTTCTTCTTCAGCAACTACTTCTTCCGTTGATGTTTCTTCTTCTGAAACAACTGTTTCTTCTTCCTTAGCAGGCTCTTCAGCAACAACCTCTTGGTCTGCTTCTAATTCTACTTGGTCTCCAGCGTTTTGAAGTGAAGCACCTGGCTTAACATCTCCAGACTTTTCAGCAGACTTAGCACCTTTGTTTACAACATCCTTAACTGTTTTAAGGGTTGCTCCAGGTGTTTTTAGTTTTGCTGAATCGTCATCAGGCTTATAGTTCTCAGGAGTAGGACCACCAAGGTCTTCTACTGAGCCACCATTACCAGGGGTAATACCAGCTACCTTTTCTTGAGGCATTGCTGGTTTAGCACCCTTGGTTACTACGTTTTCTTCGATGTTTTCCATGTCTTGTAAATCTGTACCAACGGACATTTTTGTTATGATTAGTTAATTAATCTGTATTTATTTATAGATCTTAAAGATTTGATAGAAAATTGTTGAACAGTTCCAACTTCCTTTCATCTAGTCTTTTTTGATCGACAAGAGTATTAATTCTCTTTTGTGTTCTTTCTGCGAGTTGTTCACGAAGACTTCCACCTTCCCAAATCCACTCTTTACCTTCCATAATTCCTGAAACAAATGCATCAGGTGCAGATGGATCTGCAACAATATCAGCAGCAGTTGCTAACATAAAGTCTTCACCAACTACTTTGTAACCTTCATTACTAGTTTGAAGTGATCCAACACCACGAGATGAAACTCCAAGTGTTACACCTTCACCAATAAGAGATTTTGCAATCTTACCCATAGGTGTATCAAGTAGTTGTGCCTTACCCATATAATTATTTCCTTCTCTACGAAGTTGTGTAATTTTATGAGAAACACGATCTAAGTTTACAGTAGGACCATCTGGATGTCCAAGTTCACCAAGAGCACGACCCTTATTAATAAAAGATTCGCTATAGCGACCAACTTCACGATTAAGAGTTTCTATGGGATACATACGACCATTACGGTTCTTTATATTTCCTTGTAAGAAAACACCCTCAATGTACATTTTCTTGTTGGCACCTTTTCCTTCGGTGACAAACTTAACATTAGATACTTCTTCTGTAATTAGTTTCATTTTTCTTAGTTACTATATCCTATTGCAGAAGCTTTAACTCCAGCATTTGCAGCGAACACACCTTGAAGTGGTTCTTTTTCCAATTCAACTGAGTCACCACCTGCTAAAGTGAATGAACCAACGACTGATCCACCAACTGATGCTACTAGTGTAACTAGATGTGCATTGGCAGTAGTATTCACAACACGAACTAATCGTGCATTACTAAAGATTTTCGCAGCACCAGTATTAGCACCTAGTGCCTCTTCTGCACTTTTTATTAAAAGTCTAGCCATCTTCTTGTGATTCCTCTTCGGGTTCTACTTCACCGTCAAACATAGAGTTTGCGACTGAAGAACGAATTTTTTCGATCTTATCAGATGCTTTAGTGTACAACATATCTTTGATTTTTTCTGTTGTATCTGCAGCAGAACTATCAGTTGCAATCAAATCGACAACATTATCCATGAAATTTAAGTATAGTTATATATTTTATTTATATCTCGGCCAATTTGGTCAAAATTTAGAAGGATTAAAATCAATATTACCAGCAACAATTAATCGTTGTTCATCAGTTGGTATTGTTTCATGCCATGCCCAAGAAGGAAAACAAATCATATCACCATTACTCTGTTCATCAGGAACTAGTGTATTACCCTTAGTATCTGTAAATCTAAAGCATTTTTTCTCTGGTACATCTAAAAAATGAACCCAAGATAAATCTGATGGAAGATGGTTATGTTCTCCAATATAATCACCCTTATTATATAATTGTGCCCAAAATTTATATCTGTACGTTGCTTTATGAAACATCCCAACACTCTTTACCAAGTTTTCTACAATAACATTATATCGTTCATTGATAAAAGAAGTTGGGTATACTTCTTTATCTTTCATATGATAAGAGGTTCTATGATTACTACGTACTTCAATCTCCGATAAATTTAATCTCAATTTTTCAATTGATTCATCGTAGAGTTTAATATTATCATAAAGCCAATAAGGTGGCTTAAACACTATAATTCAGCTAATTTAGTATCTTTCTTTAATTGATCGTAAGTTGTACCACCATCTAATGGTTGATCCATTGGATCACCCATCGCCATTACATCCTCTTCAGTTCCAGGTGGTAATGGTTCTCCAGTTATTGGATCAATAGCATCTGGATCTGGTATAGTTCCATCTTTAATTTCTTTCTCAATTTGCTTATCAAGTTCTTTCATTTCTTGACTACTTTGTCTAAGAACTTTTGTTCTTACCCATTCTTGAGAATAATATCTACCAATGTATGGTTCTATTGTTGCAAGAGTTCCTAGTCTTTCATTTAATAATTCAGACTCTTTAAGTTCAGCAAACTGATTGTCATATAAGAAATCATATTGAATATGATCACTTAACTGTTCCCAATCTTCTGGAGCAATAATATTTTTAAGAATTAATTGAGTTTTTAAAAGATTACTAAACAAATTAGCAAATCTCTTTCTTAAACGTCCTACAAACTTAGCAAATTTAAGTTCATCTCTTAAAATTTCTGAAGATCTACCTAAATTAAATCCACCATCATTAGCAATTCTAGATTCTGGAACACCTAATGATCTGTATAATTTCTTCTGGAAATATTCAATATCAGAAAGTTCTCCTAAGTTTTGTCCACCAGGAAGTGTTGTAATTTCTGTTCCTCTACCACCTTCTCTACGTGGTAACCAGAAATCTTCCATCATAGACATGAACTTACGATCATCTCTAATTTCACCAGTTCCTGCATCATAAACTAACTTATTCCTATAGCGAGACATTACCTCTTTAAGATATTGTTCTGCCTTAACTTTAGGTAAATTTCCTACATCAATATAGAAAATTCTTCTTTCTGGTGCTCTTGATAATCTGTAGATAACAAGACTATCTTCAACCATTCTAAGTTGGTTAAGAGACTTAATTGCTTTATGAAGATATGAAAGACAAGTTCCTTTATTTCTATCAAATAATCCTGAAGTTACATAACAAATAGAATCTTTTGCAATTTTTACTGATCCTTTACCACCAGCAGCACTTCCTGCAGAGAACATCTGTGTTGGAAAGTTTGGTTTTGGTGTATAAAGATAATACTCATCTATCTCTGGATAGACTGCTTTTTTAAGATCTTGTCCATTATTGGACATATTATATTCATTTTGATTTTTCTTCTTTTCTTGCCTGATGAATTTCATTTTCATCGGGTCAATATATCTTACTTCTTGAATACCGTCCTGTGGTCTTTTGGTATCAATTACTTTCATATAATATAATCTACCATCTACATACCAGTTTCTAAAGATTTCATGGGCTTTTTTATCAAAGTCCATCATTTCTTTGAGACCTTTAAATTCTGCTCTAATAGCATCTTTTAAAGTATCACTAGCATTAACATTAGATAATTCTATTTCTATAGGAGAATCATATAGATCACTAACTAAAGCTTCATTAACAACATCCTCCACCGCAGAATCTGCTTCTGGATGAAGTACCATTTCACGATATCTTTTAATAAGATCGTATTCTGTTCTATAAACACCCTCTATATCAACATACTGACCATAAAAACCACTCGCAATGTAATTGTCTACTCCGTCCTCATTAGTTTGAGGGACGGGAGCAACTACAGAGGGTGGTTTCTTCTGGCTATCGTCAATCGAGAATCCAAAAAGTCTTGGCATAGTATAAACTGTTTCCTATATTATAGCACTATTTATTAATTTATGCTCTCCCCTCCAGCGTTAGCACCGACACCTTTAAGTGATTCGTAGTAAAGAACTTGTAGTTCTACTGTGAATTCTTCGATGGTATCTGTTGTTTCGTAAGAAAGATCCATCTGACTTAGGTTAGTTGGGAACACATCAAAGAACTTATATGTTCTAAGAGTTGAACCATCACGGTCTAGCTGGTGAATAAATGCATCCTGCTGATAATCTGCTGGATTATTAAATCCAGTAGCATCAGAAAGTCTGTTGATAACGTTCATCCACTTTTCAAAAGCAGAACGAATGGAGAAATCAGTATCGTTAATAACGGTAACTGTCCATGTATCAAAGGTTCTATCTCCAGCAATCTTCAGGATTCTTCCCCTGAAGTTTACATCGATTGGTGTGATGTTGGAAGCAGGAAGTGCTGCTGCCTTTACCAAGAACCTAGATTTTTCTTTTACATCATTGTCGATTGCTATCGAATCTGGAAAAGCAAGTTCTACCTCAAATAGATTGGGTCTTGCACCACCACCGATTAACTTACTTTTAAAGTCGGTAATCTTTCTTAGTGGCGGTCTGTTAAGTTGGGTTGCCATTTGTTTTTTATACCTCTAAGTTAGTTAAACAGAACCGATTACTTCATCGAATGAAATCCCAGTTCTTGTAGCAACAAAGGTTAAACCGATGAAGTTGATAGAACGTGCAGGTTTCACAAAGATGTCTGCTACAAATTCATTGTTATCTATAACAGCAGCAGTGTTATTTGTTTCGTCACAAATAACTCTGAAGTCGTAAATACCTCTCTTTGATTGAACATCACGCATGAAAGGTTCAACAATGTTTACAAAATTAGTTCTTGTAATTTCGTCGTTGAATTCAAAGAGTTGGTCTTTTGCAGCACCCTTAATTGCTTGCTCAAGATAGATAAACAATCTACGAACATTAATGCGATCAAAGGCAGATGACTTACCAAATCCAGTCTTATCTCCAAAGAGAACAATACCAGCACCAGGTGAGAAGATAATTGGGTTTATTCTATTTGAATAAAGTGTATCTCTCTGTGCCTGATTAGGATTATAGGCAAGTTTTACTGCATTGAGAATTGCTCCTCTTGCAGTACCAGCAGGTGAGAACCAAGGCCAGTTATTAATATCGTTTCTAGCACATAGACCAGCAATGTCTCCATTCATTGGTACATAGCGGAATGTATCGTTAAAACGATCATACATGTACTTGTAACCACTATCAAATACACCGTATGTGGTAGAAGTGATAGGAGCGTAGTAACTAACTAGATTATCTGTAATCTGTGAGTTTGAATATACTGTAACTGATCCAGCAGCAGTATCATTCAAGAATTGATTTCTAGCAGGAGAAACAAATGCAACTGCATCCTTTCTTTGTTCTGCAACAGAAATCACTTTATTAGCAAGTGCTTGAGAATCTTCCTTAGAATAATTTGAAGCACCCATTAAAATGAAGTTTGCTTCATACTCATCTGGATTTTCAAATAATTCATATCCAGTAGAAAGATCACCGATAGTAACAGTAAATGAACCATCCTGTGTTACATCAGTAGTACCACCGTAGTTCTTACCACCACCAAGTGTTAGTGTTGTAGCACCTATACCAGCAAAACTAATACCTTGTGCATCCTGATCCCATCCGTTATCAGAAGCATATGTCCAAGTTCCAGCAGCATAGTTGGTAGTTGTTATACCAGCAGGAGAAGAACCAGCAAAGATTTGTGATGAATTATTTGCAATGTACTTTCTCCAGTTAGAAGGAGTACCAGCAGAGAACTCAGCATCTTTTGCTTTAGACACATTTAAGTGCTTCTCTAGAATAGATCCTGCATTACCAGTAATTGTTCCTTTGTCATCAAATAGAACGACATGAACTTCATCAAATCTTGAACTTCTTGCTTCAGCATATCCTGAAGTTCCAGGACGTTCAGCAACACTACTCCACTTAAGAGTTGCATTACTTAAGTCAATTGTTTGTGCATCAAACCAGTCTGCCTGTGAAGCAACTGTAGTTGTGGATCCACCACCTGTATTAGATGCAACTTCATAACTAAGTAGTTGACCAGCATTAAACTTATAAACACCACCTGGTTGATAGTCCTTATATGTTTCAATTCCTGCTGCAGATACATGGGCAGTGAATTTAACGTCAACTGCAGTACCAGATACTTTAGTAATAATTCCTTTAAAGTATCCGTCAAGTACTGATGTTGAACCAGCACCAGCAACAACTGTATTTGGTGGAACTAATTGGGTAACACCTATTCCAACAGTTAAAGTACTAACACCAACTGTTAATGTTTGGTCTGATTGACTATCAATGATAGCAACCTTAACTCCATTTGACCAAGAACCAGGGTTCCTAGCAGCAGCAACTACATTAGTAATTGTATTGGAATCATATCCTTTATTATTATAGTCGTCTAAGCTATCAATTCTGACGCTAGCTGCAGCACCAACATAACCATTAGTTAAATCAACATCTGCTGCTCTTACGACTCTTAGTAAACCTCCGTATGCGAGATAAGAAGATGCAACTAGGAAATGCTCGTAGTGCTTATCTGTCTCTGCTGGTTCACCAAAATTATCTAGCAGATCTTGCTCGTTTTCTACAAGAATTGGTGTGTTAACAGGCCCTTTTGCAAAGGGAGCGACTAAAGCACCAACATTAGCAGATGCAGTATCAACTCTACCTATGGTAAGGTCAACCTCTTTTACGACAATCCCAGGAGATGCTAAATTTATAGGCATCTTTTACTCTCCGAATCTCAGATTATTTCTGAAATTATTTATTGAAAAGCATATTTTCATTGGGGAAACAATACATGAACATTACCAATCTGGATATCCCCAATCCGTAAATGGTCTCTTTTTTCTATTTTTAACTACTCTTCTAATTGTACATACCTTACATTCATACGCATAAGCAGATGGTAAAGAATTTCTATTTTTACGTGTTAAATAAAAATCTTCTATTAAATTTTTTACTTCTCCACATTCTCTACATTTTCTCTCAGTAAATAATAAATGTTCTAATTCAACCTGATCATCTAAATCCATTTACAATACTTGAATAACTCCATAACAATCAGGAATCTCATGACATAATTTAGATTCTATACCTTGCTTTAAAGTCATAGCACTCATAGCACATGTGGAACATGCACCACCTAATCTTACTTTAACAATGTTTGTTTCTTCTTCAATCTCGACAAACTCTAACCACCCACCATCTGCCTCGATGTAGGGTATAAGGTCTTCAAGAACCTTCATTACATTTTCTTCAGTTAATTCCATGTTTACCTCTTACAAATAATCCCACATGTAACTCATACCACCACCTTTATCACCATATTCATCTACATGCCATCTATCACCATCACTATCAACAAAAGTTTCCTCATCATTAACACCATCTGAAATAAATCCAAATGGAGCCATATCTTGTTCTATCTGATTTTTTTGTTCCTCATATATTCTCTTACGAACATCATTATCCGTCATTTCTTTAAAATAATCTTGTGCAACTAACCAAGAAAATATAACAAGACACATTGCCAAATCATCATTACAACCCTCTTCCGCTTCAAATGAATTATGTTTTTGAGCAAAAGTAGTTAATTCTGAAATAATATCATAATCACAAGTAATTATTTTATCATCTTCCAATAGAGTTTTGAGATTAGAACATCCTAATTTTTTAACTGCTGAAGTTGTTCTTACACCAAGTTGAGTCTTCTTTCCAGAAAATCCCTGACCAACAACTTGACCATTTCTTCCTCTCATAGAAGCCATTAATATATTTTCATATTCAAGATCATAAAATAATATTGATGCAACCTGATCTCCTATATCATTTACTTCTACTAAAACGTAAGCATTATTATACGCTTTAGCAATATCTCGTATAATATTAGGGAATAACATCGGTTTAATTTCATTATTCCGATATTTTGCTATAACTTTATACGGAAACTCAGTAACATCAGCAACAATAAATGCAGAGTAATCATTACCCAAACCTCTTGCTACATCTACAGTAATTATATAATTATGATCTGCTTTAACTCTTTCGTATATGTCTAAACCTGCATTTCTTTGAATTGGTTCCTCATATACTAAATTTCTAAGTTTTGCTGGATTAATTAGGGTATTTACAGAACCTAAGAACTCACACTCAAACTCAACTTTAAACTGTTGTTCTGAAGTGTTTGCAATAGTTTGTGCTTTCCAGTCAGCATCTCTACCAGGAACCTGTGACCAATGTACTTCTGTATGTGTATATTCGTTCTTACCTCTTTCAGCATCATGCCAATACCTATAGAAATGGTTCATCCCATGAGGGGTAGATACCATTATTACTTTCGTTGATTTACCAGACGTAATAGTAGGATACACAGAGGCAAAGAACGACTCAGCAATGTGATTCGGGACGAAAGCG